TTGTTTGTAGATACTTGGAGAAGGACAGATAAGTCTCTAGTTCTTGTATGAACTTGCGCTTCCTAGTCTTTTCTTCCATAAGTTTAGCTACATATATCAATTTATCAGGAAATGTTGATTTTTTAACCATTTTTTCATGTTGTGCTATATGCACATTTAAGGCCCCGATATATCTATCAAGTTCATAAAGTCTCTTATTTTCTTTATTTTTATTATTCTTATCGAACACGCAATATGTTACTGCGTATTTGAGGCTGGAAAAATCAATTGGATTTGTAAAAGGGTCATTTATTACTGATACAAAGTATAGTTCATTTTTCTTATCAATATGATAGGTGCCAAAAATGTTATAACTACCATCATCTTCTTGTACGATGAATAGTTCTTTAATATCCTTAATAAAACTCTGTTTATTCATATCAATATTTAGTAAAATAAATGTTCCTTGATACAGAAGTTATATCAAGCTTATAGCCAGCGTTGATATATTGAGTGTCACATCGTATCATGGGCACACCCTGACAATCTTTAAAAAGGGCGCCCAGTTCTGATATGCCGTCTTCAAATACCCCTGCATATTGTATCTCAAAATCAAATGACCATATAGGTACATTTTTATCTTTAAATGCATATCCAAAATACTCAATTGAGTTTAAATCGACAAAATTACATACGGGATCCCTCGCGACATCGGGCTGCGCTCTTAACGATATAATTTGCAATATAGTATCAAAATTACACTGTGTGTTGCGTTTTTTAAACCATTCGTCATTATCAGTAACATCATTGCTAGGTCTAGCGCGGTTCAATACCCCTGTCTTAGTGATATCAAACAATGTATAACAAGCAATTCTATGAGACATGCCGTATTTACAGCAATAAAAAAGCCCGGGAATTTAAGTTCCCGGGCCCTATGTCGCTAGACTTTAACTAATTATTAGTTAGTGAAAGTTGCTGTGGCTGCTACTGTTACTGCTGCTGGTGCGACTGCATCTACTGCTGTTTTTAGAGTAGCTGCTGTATATGCTCCAGTTGGGTACAATGCTAGTGCAATTGTATCGGCAGCTGCGTCAGTATATTCGTAAATCATAATCGTTGAAAGCTGTTGAACAGTTTGCAAGATTGTGTTTACTTCTGTGCCAGTCAATGCGGCTGCTGCTGTGATTGTGAAGAAATCAAGCTTTGGGCCCTGTGGCTGTACAGTTAGTCCTGAACTGACTGCGTTTACGCCTGTGTTTGTATAGTCTGGTTGATCTAAGTGAAATACTGGCTTAAGATCACCATTGACTCTTGTAAATTGTGCCATTTTAAAATCTCCTAATGTTGTGAACCATATAGGCTCATACTATTATTTATGCCAATGGTGAAAAATCATGGTTAGATTAGCGTTGGCCAGCAAGATTTTGTGCTGAAAAGCCCATACGGTCTACGAATTTAAGACCCTGACTGACGAATCCTTCTTGGCTCTGCTTGCCGCTTTGTAGATATCCTTTGACTGGACTCTGCTCTGCTGCTGTCGCTAGTTGATTTACTACACTTTGTTTAAGAGCATAAACTGCTGCCCATATAGCAAATAATCCTGCTATGCCTTCTTTGTTAGCATTCAAGTGAGTAATTAACTTTTGCTTCATGTTAGGAGTCATAGGTCTAGTTTCAAAATAGTCCATGAACTTTTCGCTTAAATTATTTACATCTCCTGCCACGATTTGTTTGTTAATGAAGGTAGTGAATAATTGATTAAATGTATTTCTTGCTTGCGGTGCTGTACTCAATAATTTTTCTGCTGCAGGACCATTTTTACTTATAGCAGATTTGACATTATTTACCAGTGTCTTATCTAAAGTTACTGTAGGTGTAGTAGGCATCGCGCTAGGGACTACAGCAACATCACTATTATTTTTTAATTGTCCTATGGAGCCGTTCAATGGACTAGCATCATCAGTAGTAGCTGCATCTGGGTCGAGATATTGATGAACTGCTATACCTGCTTTTTTGCCAGTAAGCAATTTCCCGATCTGACTATCAACATCTACAGTATACTGTATACCGTTAGGGTTTGCTTTGAACTTATATAGGCCATTTTCATCTTTTAGTGTATTGCCAAACAACAAATCGCCCCAATAGTAACCCTGCGTGCCTTTGCTAGCTTGCTCAAGACCTGGCCATATATCTTTAATTATGTTATTAAGTTGTCCGCGATCTACACCTCTTGCTTGATCATATTGCATGAATTGCTCGGGGCTATGAATATTTCTGCCAGCACCACCTGCTTTATTGAACATATGCTTATCCATGATAGCAAACTTGCCGTCTGGTCCATGTCCGAATACCAATGCAGGATAACCGTCCCATTTAATAGTAATTGTTTTAGGATTTTTGGCTGTATCGGTTATTGCCTGTAATGCGCGGTTAGCGCCTGCAGGACCATCAAGAATTATCAGGTCTTCAGGATGATCTAAGTGGCCCTTAGCCTCTTGCAACCTAGTTATATCAGCCTGTAGTCTTCTTAGTGATTCTCTCAGATTTTGAAAGAATTCAGCTTCGTTTTTAAATTTCATATTATACAGGGGCTTTTTTATCTTGCGTCTTGCCCATGTCAGACTGTGCGAATGCTATCATAGCAATATTCGTTAAGTCTTGCTTTATACCACCTGATTTATAACTCTTGCCCATGTTATCAAGTATCTTTTGTATCTGCGGCATCGCTGTGTCTAATTTGATACCCCTCAAGAAATTGCCCATGAATGTATCCTTGAACCACTTGCCAAGATCAGGCTTACCTGATCCTGCAGGCGCTGCTGCTGGTGCTGCCTGCGCTCCTGCTGCTGGCTGTGCTGGTGCGGCGGCTGCTGCTGGATTAGTTCCCGGTGGCACTTGTAAATTATCCGGACCTTGCGGTGCCGCGGCCGGTTTCTTACCGAAAAATCCTTTTACTTTATCAACTATACCCTCGTTAGTGCTATTCTCTAATAATGTTTTAAACTTTGTGATCACTATGCTAGGATGATGTCCTGATTCACGAACCTGTTGTCTAAACTTTTCTTCTGTAATTAACTTGACAAGTAGTGCAAATATTCTTTCTTCTTGTATAGACTTCATCTTTACACCTTTAGCGTGTTGACCCATGAATTGTCTGTGTAAGTCTTTCACATCATAACCAGCATTGTTTGCTTTTAGGATCCTTTCCCCTACTCTTAATAGATAATCTTTATTCAAACTTACTTTTGAAAGATCGGCTGCTATCTCTTTAGCCATCTTGCTCTCAGGAGGAAGGGGCTTAGTTCCTGCAGGCTGTAACTGTCTCATGGCACTTACGATCTTATCAACATTTTGATCGATCTCAGGCTTAGCAACTCCTTGCTTTTGACCTGTGGCAACTGCTTGATTACCAGGGCTTTGGCCCTTCTTTGCTGAAGCCGCGGCTGCCGCTGCTGTACCGGGAGCGGGCTGTGCTGCACCGGCTTTACCACCGGGCTGTCCAGCTGCTCCTGGTGCGGCACTTGGACCGCCGGGCTGTGCAGTTGCTCCTGGTTGTGGTGCGCCTCCGGCGTCTGGATTCGGGGGTTGTGCTGCTCCACCCACAGCATTTATATCTACTATACCCTGTTCAACAGCGGTCTTGATGCTGTTAAGTCCTCTAGTGACAAACTTATTAACGAATATGTCCTGCGTCAATTGGTCTTCGCGGCTTAATCCTGATTTCTTAGCCCTAGAAATCGCGCCAGCAACTCCTGCTGTATCAGGGGCGCTGCCGCCAAACGGGTTGCGGCCTAACAAGTTTTGAAACATATTCAGTTCATTAATTTTCATGATTTTTCCTCAATGTTCTGGAAAAACGATGAGTATCTTTAGATTTAATCGCCCCTAGCAATTTACGCTCAAGTATTTCAGCCTTTTCGGCACTGTAATTACGATTGATAAGTTCTATGAGGTTTATAGCACTGGTAATAACATTATGGGCTCGGCTTTCAATAACATGCCCTATGTCACGATTATTTCCAATGGCTTCTAGCTCTTGTAAAAGGGTTTTAGTACGCTTTTCCATAACTATATTTATCTGGAAGCGGATGTTTTATTTCTTTAATGAAGCCAGTATACTTTTCAGTTTTGCGCTCTGTATATCGGCTACAACATGCTTGTTTTGAGGCTCGACTTCAATTACGTTTGTATCAACTTTTACGGGTATCGGGCCTATCTGACTAGTGGCTTTGACCTGACTTAATAATTGATTTCCTGTTGGTTGAGGCTTATAACTAGTATCTTGACCCTCGTCTGTGATACGCAACGTATCTACATCGAATTTAAGTTCGATCTTTTGTCCTACACCCGAACTACTACGTGTTTTCATCAACTGTATCTGATATAATCCACGCTCACGCATACTTCGACTTGTAAATATACCAAACACATTATCCGCAGTATTGATCTTACTGATACCACCTGCTATATGACTATGATCAAATTCGATTTCTTCAACTGCACTACGATTTAACTGACTAGCCGTTACAAACA